TAGAGACACGCCTCGCTAGATAGTTGCCTTTTGTCAGTCGATGGTCTCATACTGATACTACACACGCCGAGAGGGCTACTCGGGTAGTAGCCTAATCGGCCTTAACAAAGGGCGATATATGAACAGTGCAGACTTTTTAATAGTCTTTGCCGTTACTGGCATTATGGCAGCGTTTATCAAAGCTGCTTATACTCTCGGATATCGAGAGGGCCACAGCGAGGGTTATCTCAGAGGCAGAGCAATAGCTCAAGCTCTCAAGGATAAAGCCGTACTACGCTAATGGGGTTTTTAGATAACTACGAGGACGTTAATACACGTATCAAGCGCTTTAGAGCAGAATTCCCTACAGGCCGTTTAATCGCCTTTATCGAGGACATAAACCTAGACAAGGGTACGATCCTTGTACGAGCTGAGGCTTACCGTAACTATGAGGATGCAGTACCGAGCGCCGTAGATTACGCGTTTGGCAACGTAGCGACACTCCCTCAAAATATGCGTAAATGGTTTATCGAGGACTGTCTCACGAGCGCTTACGGTAGAGTTATCGGCTTGCTCTCACCTAGTGACGGCGGCAGACCTACCGTACAAGATATGCAAAAGGTAGAGACCGCCGCAGCTGAGCCCGATTACTGGACTACGAAATTTGTAGCCGATGATATCCCTACGCTAGGTAAAGCTATCGAAACGATCGAGCAGGGCTTAGGCGGCGTATTACCGGATGCAGCTCCTAGATGCGTACACGGCTCTATGGTGTGGGCTGAGGGTAAAAGCGCTAAGACCGGTAAAGACTGGGCCGCTTACAAGTGCACCGAGCGATCACGCGATAAGCAGTGCGACCCGATATGGCAAGTAATGGGCAGCGACGGTAAATGGCGAGCGCAGTAATGACCGAGCAAGGGCTCTTTGACTATATCAAAGAGACATACCTCGAGGACTTAGAAAAGTCCGAGCACAATTACGAGTATCTAGATGCGACGAGTACCGGATATAGGCTCGCAATAGAGCTTAAATGCAGGCATACTCATTATGACGAGCTGATACTCGAAAAGGATAAATACGAGTCACTTGTAGCACTGGCCGAGAGTTTAGGTTTTACGCCGTTTTACATTAACTCAACGCCTCAAGGCATATACGCGTTTAACCTACGCAAAATCACGGTTACCTGGACTACTAAGCGCTTACCGGCTAAAACCTTTTGGGATGGTTTGACGGTTGATAAAGAGATAGCGCTATTACACATAGATAAGGCGGTAAAACTCTAATGGGAGAAATGACTTTTATAAAGGATGGCGTAGCCACGACGATACACGAGAACGGCGACGTTACTAGCTCACCAGCTGAGCGATGCGATGGATGCCACGAGCTTAAATCTGGCGATTTTGGCTTTAAGGTAATAGATATATCGGGCATTGTGGTCCTATGGTTATGCGAGGACTGCAGAAAATGACAATATACAAGTACGAGTGCAGACCGTGTAAAAAGGTGACAGATCAGATCGAGCGCATTATTACCGATAACTTGCCGCCATATGTAAAAACCCTACAGTGTACTAAGTGTGGAGTAATTGGCGTATGTATGGTGGAGGAGCCTACAAATGGCGACGTATCAGTATGAGTGTATTAGCTGCAATATAAGCTATGAGACTACAGCGCCAATAGGTGAGAATGTAGCGCCTCTATGCTGTGGGCTATCTATGAGGCAGGTCTACTCAGTGCCCGGCGTAAGCTTTAAGGGTACGGGATGGGGTAAAGATGCGTAGCTATCGGGAAAACTGGCAAGAGTGGGGTGTAACTACAGCTCTACAGACTTTACTTATGTCACGTAAACAAGTATTTACCGTCGAGGATGTAATGGATGTAGCTCGTATTTATGGCGTTACAGATGCCCTTATGCATAGGCTCTCATATGTACCGGATGATTTAGAGTATGAGGATCTATGAATAGTTATCCACAGGAGTTATCCACAGGCAAGGTAAACCTGTGGAGGACACGCTCTAAGTACGCTCAAGTTATCCACATATTTGCAACCTACTTGACTATAGGAGTACGCTCCACACTCGCAGACGAGCCGCTGAGGCGACTAGCTCGGGCGCGACGTTTGGTGCTATTGGCCGGTCTATTGCTATTTGTCAATAGCCCTCAAGCGACAGCGGTAAGTACTGCAAGAGATGTAAATAACTACAAACTCTATGCTCATATAAAGCTACATAACTCTAAAGAATATAGATGCTTAGAACTACTATGGGATAAAGAGAGTAGATGGGATCCTCGAGCAGATAACCCTAAGTCCACTGCATATGGCATACCTCAGCTGCTTAAGCTTAAAGCTAAGGATCCATACATACAGATAGACCTTGGACTTAAGTACATACAGCACCGTCACCTCACACCTTGTAAGGCCCTAGCCTTTCACCGTATGACTGGTCACTATTAGTATGGTGAGAGGTAGACAAGATCCAAGGGTAAGTAAAGATTACAAAAAGGTACGGTTAGTAGTACTAGCTCGAGATGGTTACGTCTGCTATTACTGCGGTCAAGATGCAGATACAGTCGATCACGTGGTTAGTATCAAAAATGGGGGAAACCCGGTCGATCCATCCAACTTATTGGCCTGCTGCAAGCGATGCAACTCATCTAAAGGATCACGCTCACAGGGAGTTTTTTTAGCACGCGTTTCTACCCCCCCTGCCTTTCCGATCCATACCTCCCCGATAACCACTGGTACAGTCCCTAATGGTCCTTGCGTGGGCCAGACTGAGCAGAACTGATAGGACTATGGACCAAACGAAAACTCCTCGCTATGGGGCTACTGAGCCTCGGCTACATAGTCCGTACCTCAAGGGCCCTAACCGCGGAGATGAGATCGCTCAGCTTGCCGAGAGTATCGGCTTGCCGCTTTTACCTTGGCAGGATTTTGTAATTAGAGATATGACCTCAATATCCGAGGATAATTTGTTTATCCGTAAGACAAACCTCGTGCTCTGCGCTAGGCAACAAGGTAAGACTCACCTCGCACGTATGATGATGCTCGGGCATATGTTCTTATTTGATAGTCCTAATATCCTGATTATGAGCTCTAACCGGTCAATGGCTTTAGATACCTTTAGGCAAGTCTGCTACGCGATCGAGGGCTCAGCTGATCTCAGCCGGCAAGTTAAGCAGATCCGGTACGCCAATGGCACCGAGTCGATCGAGCTTAAAAACGGCCACCGTTTAGATGTAGTAGCTGCGACTCGTGACGGCGCAAGAGGCAGGTCAGCCAGTTTATTATATGTGGATGAGGCACGCGAAATCTCGGAGGAGGGATATCGCGCAGCTACGCCTACTACTCGCGCTAAGCCAAACGCTCAGACACTTATAACCTCAAACGCTGGAGATAGTTTTAGTACGGTGCTTAACGATCTTGTCGAGAGGGCGAGAAGTACACCGCCTAAATCTTTTGGCTATTACGAGTACTCAGCTCCTCCCTTTGCCAAAATCACAGACCGCGCCGCGTGGGCGATGGCTAACCCGGCACTCGGTTATACGGTGACGATGGAGGCACTCGAGGAGGCAGTAGCTACTCAACCGGTAGAGACTACGAAAACGGAGCTACTTTGTCAGTGGGTCTCGTCGAGTCAATCACCTTGGCCGCATATGTCGGTAGAGGAGGCAGGCGACAAAGACTTAAAACTAGTACCCGGGCCTCTTACGATTTTTGCTTTTGACGTAGCTCCAAACCGCCGAGATGGATCGCTTGTTATGGGGCAGATGCTCGAGGACGGCCGTATAGGCGTAGCGGTGCTTGAGATATTCCACTCGGACGTATCTATAGATGAGCTCTTTGTAGCAAACGCTATAGCCAAGTGGGCCAAAATTTACTATCCGCGGCAAGTCGCTTACGACAAGTATACGACCGCCTCGATCGCTAAACGGCTTGAGGTAAACGGTATACAGATCCTCGACATATCCGGGCAAAAGGGGTACCAAGCCTCGGGCGACTTGTACGAGGCTCTGGCTAATCGTAGGCTCGTGCACTCGGGCCAAGATGAGCTCGTTACCTCTATGGCTAACTGCGCGGCCAAAGAGAGCGATGCGAGCTGGCGTATCATTCGGCGTAAATCAGCTGGACCCGTAGATATTGCAATCGGCTTAAGTTTTGTCGTACACGTGCTTACGCAGCCGCTAGGTGAGGCTAAAGTATACGTTTAGACACGCGAGACATAACCTCAATAATGCTTGACAATATGAGAAAATGGCGGCTATGGGACTACTGCAAACTTTAGGTTTTAAGTCAGCTGATAAGCAAGCTGTCGAGGCGCAATATGCGCCTGCAGTTATGGACACTACCTACGGGTACGGGTCTTTCAATACTAACTCTGCTTTTGGTTATAACGGTGTGGGTATAGATCGAAATTTTGCATTACAAGTAAGCAGCGTAGCTCGCTGTCGTAACTTAGTCGCTGGAGTTATCTCCTCGATCGACTTAGGACTTTATAAGAAATCAACCGGAGAAAAATTAGGATCTCCAGTTTGGTTAGAGCAGCCAGATCAGCGCCAGCCTCGCAGCGTTACTATCGCGGCCACGGTTGACTCGCTTATGTTTTTTGGAATATGTTATTGGCGCGTTACCTCTTTGTATGCCGATGACGGCAGACCCTCCGGCTTTGAGTGGGTAGCTAATAACCGCGTTACTTACACTACAAACAAATACGGTACAGAGGTACAAGATTATTTTGTAGATGGACAACTCGTACCAATGGGCGGTATCGGATCTCTTGTCACTTTCCAATCACTACTACCTGGTGTATTGCAATCTGCAAGCACTACTATTAAAGCTGCTTGGGATGTACAAAAAGCCGCTGCCGTATCTGCAGCTACTCCAATGGCTACTACTATCTTAAAAAATAACGGTGCAGATCTACCCGAGTCACAGATCCAAGGCATATTAGCCGGATGGAACTCAGCGCGTAGAAATCGCAGTACAGCATATTTAACCTCTACTCTCAGTGCAGAAAATATCGGCTTTAGCCCTAAAGAAATGGGCTACGTAGATTTTAGCCAGTACCTCGCTACCGAAATTAGCCGCGCTATGAACGTACCGAGCTATCTAATTAGCGCGGATATGAATAACTCTATGACCTACCAAAATATTTTAGATGGACGTAAAGAGTTTGTTGCTTATTCTCTGCAGCCTTATATCTCAGCTATTGAGGACAGGCTCTCAATGAATGACATAACAAATAGCTCAAATCAGGTGCGTTTCGCGGTAGACGATACGTTTTTACGTGTAGATGCAAAAGATCGTTTAGATATTATCGAGAAAATGCTCAATCTCGATTTGATCGACGTAGACCAAGCTCGACAAATGGAGCAACTCACACCGCTAGGAGATGCAAGTGCTACTAACGTTTAGTCAAGAGATCCAAGCTGCAGATACAGAGCGCCGTATCGTGTCAGGACTTGTCGCGCCATACGGCGAGGTAGGACATACAAGCGCAGGCCCTGTAGTTTTCGAGCGTGGCTCAATCTCTATTCCAGATGCAGAGAAAATAAAATTACTATCGCAGCATCAACAAGATAAACCGGTAGGCCGAGCTATCAGCTTTAGCGACTCTACCGCTGGCGTTTATGGATCCTTTCGATTGAGTATGAGCTCCCGGGGACAGGATGCTTTACTCCTCGCGCAGGAAAATCTCGTAAGCGGCTTATCCGTAGGGGTGGATGTAACCGCCTCTAAGCCAATGGGAGATTACCTGCTCGTCACTGCGGCCGTCCTAAAAGAGGTTAGCCTTGTCGAGAGTGCAGCCTTTTCGAGTGCCTCAGTAGATGAAATTATGGCGGCACGTGCAGAGCTAGAAGCTGCAACAAGTACAAAAGAAAAAACTACTACTATTTCTACGACTATCGTAGAGATCGAAACCGAAACAGAAACCGAAAGCGAGGGAGCT